TGCTGTGCTACCAACAAAAAGAGCATTGGTAACGTTTGTTGGTCCCTTTGTCTTTTCTTCTTTAACTGATTTAGTATCTTTTTGCAGACCCATAATCTTGTCTGCTACATCTCCGACGTGTTTGATGAGTTGTCCAGCAACTTCATATGCTCTAGGGTGATCAGAAGACATAGCCAAATCAAGAGCGCCGTTGATAGCTTCTTGTCCTTTATCCACCAACTGGTAAAGATTTGCTCTTGCATATTCATAGTCTTTTTCCACATCATCCTGCTCTAATCTAGCAGGTGGTTTCTTTTTCTTTGGTTCTTCCGTTGGGACAATATCCGCTACGGTTTCAAAAGCTTCATCTAATCCTTCAAACTTATCCATCACTCAAAAAATACAGAGGTCATTTCATTGAATCCAAAGTCATCTCCAGCATCCAGGAGAGCATCATCAGCAGTGTTAATTAGATCAACAGAAGAACCAGCGGCATGTGCAGCTGCACTTGTTCCGTTCTGCGCTCTAGTGACTTTGATATTATTTCCGCCTGGTTTAGACTTGACTTTCATTACCTCATTACCAATCTCGATAAATTCACCGATGACAATATCGGTAATATCATCAACCTCAAAGGTAAGCGTACTCTTTGTGATTCCACTGGTCAGTGCAGTAGTGCCATCTTTGTTTTCGTCTGTGAGTGCCTTTGGTGTAACCTCGTAGGCAACTTGACGGGTTGCTTGCAGATTGGTATCTGCATGATAATCGACCTTTGCTTTTTTGATTGGTGCCTGAGTTCCAACAGGTCCAAAGATATAAGTCTTTGCAGTAAACTGCATCGTGAAGATGGTGAGTTTTCTGCTATCAAATGTGCCCTCATAATCATCTGAGTAATTTACACTGTTCAGAGTGATGGGGACATCTCTATAATCATTCAACTCATCAACCAGTTTGATGGTTACGTTGTATGATGGTTGGAAGAATGGAAAGATCTGCTCAGCAATCTCAATCGCTTCATCATTAGTTTTTGAGATGATG